TAGGCGAACGTCTCGTAGAGCCGGATCCTCGCCGACTGGCCCCACCACGGGTAGTACGGGCTGGCCGGGTTGCCGATGGTGAACGCGTCGTCGTTGTTCCGCAACGCCAGCCGCAGCCGGCCCGGCTCGTTCACGTCCAGGGAGTTGACCCGGCCCTCGGTGACCTCCCACCCGGGCTCGTCGTCACCGTCGGCGACCCGGTCGGAGACGTCTATCCAGGCTGGCGCGGCCGGGTCGTTCCACGCGTTGGGGCAGATCTCCACCGACGCGCGCGGGTGCGGCTCACCGCTCATGGGTACGCCACGGTGATGCTGTCCTGCCGCACCCCACGGGCGCGGGCGTCCTCGATGGCGAGCTCCCGCACGGTTCGCCCGTTGATGCGCACGTCAAGGATGTGGGTGAGCGTGCCACCACGGCTACCGCTAGGGCCGAACATGGCCCGGGACTGCGCCGCGGTCGCCACGTAGCTGGAGTAGCTGTCGAACACGGTCTCGTCGCGGTGCACCCGCCACGGGGCGAACGCCGGGGTCTCACCACCGCTGGCAAACCCGGGAAAGGTCTGTGTGTGCTGACGGCGGGGCTTGAGTGGCGTCGGCGGCGGGCCAGTCCCATAGCTGTGCTGGCGAACCACCTCCTGCTCGGCGAAGCTGGGTGGGCGAAGTACTCTCGCGCGGGCGCCCGGCACTGGCGTACCGAACACCGGCCTCAGCCTTGACGACTCCAGCTCGGCGAAGCTGGGCTTACCGCTTAGCTGGAACCCGGTCAGGAACTGACCCTGAACCTTGAAGTTAATGACCACGTCATAGCGACCGACGATCGCGTCAACCGCCTCCTTGTCCAAACCGAGCGCGTAGGCGTGTTCCCTGATCCGCTGGAGGTTCCGGTGGTAGGCGGCGTCCGCCACATCAGTGGAGCGGCCAAGCTCGATCATCTCGTCGCGCATCGCCTTGGCCGCGTCAACCTGGTCCAGCAGACCGTTGACGTTGGCCCGACCCTTCTCAGTGTGGATGTCCAAGCTCTTGCCGTGCTCCTTGACCGAGTCGGTCAAGTCGTCCATCGCCCGCTCGAACTGGATCTCGGCCCGCTGTGAGCCCATCAGCTTATTGAACATCGTGTCCAGGGACATGGACAGGTCGACAACGCTCCGGTTGGCCTTCTCCGCCGCCTCCTGTGACTCCAGCAGGTAGGCGGGGAACGGGTCCAGGCCTTCCCGCATCAACCGCTCATACATCTCACGAGCGGTCTCCGCCTTCGTGCCGGACTCCTGGACGGTATTCGCCCAGTCCTCGAAGTGCTGCCGGGCGTTCTCCGCCCGGTCGCCCATACTGCGAAACGCCCAACCGGCCACCGGAGCGAACAGGGAGATCCCTTGCAGCTCGTTCAGTAACCGGCTAGCTCCGAGGGTCGCGTCGGAGAAGAACTCCGCGACTCCCTCACCGGAGGTGACCAGGAACCTCCACGTTACGGCGAGGTAACGAACAGCGGCACCCAACCAGCGCAACGTTCCGGTCAACAGGTCAAAGAGGGCGTGCAGGCCCATAATGGCGCCCTCATCCTCAGCCATGTCAGTGAGCATCTCGCCCAAGGCGGCCCCGGTCTCCGCCAGGCCTTCCGCGAAGACGACCATGAACGGACCCGAGGCGGCCAGGGCGGCGTTCAAGCCCGGTATCAGGTTGCGAGCCAGATCAGCGATACCCTTGGCGAAGATCTGCACGTAGGGGGCGACCAGCGTCAGCGACTCGTCCAGGTCCAGCTCGTCGAAGGCGTCGCGCAGTTCGGTGATCGCCGCGAGGGTCGGCCGGATGAACGCCGGTCCAGCGAAGTCTTCCATGTCGATGGACTGGCCCAGGTTCCTCCAGGCCGCCTGGACCCGCGGGTCCATCGAGGCCGCAGCGATCCCGCCGATGATCCCGCCGCCGCCGACCGCGCCGGTCACCGCGCCCGCGATGGCCGCGCCGATCGCTGGGGCGGAAGCGGCGATGACGTAGACCAGTCCGGCGATGAGCATGCCCCGGGCCTCACCGACCAGCCGGGAGAAGTCCAGCTTCGGCAGGTTCAGCTCGCCCGGCAGTCCCTCGTCTAGAGCCCCGGTGCTGCTCATGAGTCGGGTGAGCCGGCGGATCTCGTTCTTCTTACCGACGATGCTCGACGCCAGCCCGACTGTGGGGGTCAGGGCGTAGGCGGCCCGCAGTGCGACCAGCTCGCGGGTGGCGCGTTGAAGTTCGTGGCTCAGCAACGCCACCCCGACCGCGGACCCTCTGGCCTGGTCGCCGACCTCGTCGATGGCCCGGGCGGCCGGGTCGGCGTTGGCGGCGACCTGGCTCAGGTCCCGGGACAGGTCGTCGACCTCGTCACCCAGCTCGTCCACGGCGGAGTCCATCGCCCGCGTCTTGACCAGGATCTTGTCGCCCTCGGCCAGGTAGCCGCGACCGAACAGGTCCAGGAACACCGACACCCGGCGAGTGGTCATCTCACCGCCTCGTTACCCGGTACACGAACGCGCTCGGGTGCGGGTCGTCGTCGACCCGCTTCGTCTCGTACGACACGGCCAGGCAGGCGTGGCAGCGCCGGGCGGCGGCACTGTACTGGCCCTCGCTGTCCGGGTCGGCGGACTCGGGCAGCCAGTGCCCGTTGGGGCAGCACTGTCGCTGGTAGAGTTCCAGCGCCAGCACCAGGGCACGCTCGCCGTCGTCCCACTCGCTCTCCCGGGTCACCGTCACCGACGCGACCCGGCCCGCGTCGTCGTAGGTGTAGGTGTGGGTCTCGGTGGGCTCCCACCCGTCCAGGCGCTTCGGGGAGATCCCCAACGCGACGGCGGTCTCTACGTGGCGTCGGACTCCGACAGCGCTCGCGAGGCGGCCCGCGAGAAAGGGATGTCGACATCAGCGGCGTTGACCGCCCACGCCGCCCCGCACAGCTGCTGCCACTGGCCGTCGTTGAGGCCTTCCAGCGCTGCCCAGTCCTCCTCGTCGAGGACCGGGGCGACGAGGCAGGCCCGGACCAGGGCGAGGAAGAGACTCTCCTCGTTGAAGCCGAGCAGCTTGTCCTTCTCCACCCCGTCACGCGGCGGGTGGGCCAGGACCATGTCCCGGAACGTCTTGCCCCGCCCACCCAGGGCACGCAGCCGGAACGTGACGGTGTGCTCGCGCATCCCGGCCTGGATGGCCTCGACCCGTTCGGCCGCGTCACGTACCCCACCGCCGCCGGCCAGGGACGCGCTTCGCTCCCGCTGCGCCTGCTCCAGGTCCCGTTGGGCGGCTTGCAGGTCGGCCAGCAGGTCCCCGCGCAGGCAGACCGGGACGGTGCGCTCGGCCGGGCGCAGCGTTGCCAGCAGTGCCTTGACCTCGCTCACGCCACCACCGCGTCGATCTCCGGCGCCTGGTAAATCTTGAGGGAGATCTCGTACTTCTCCACCTCGTTCTCCACCGGCGCGAGCCGGCGGCGCCGGCCGGTCTTGACCGGGTACACCTCCACCGCCTGCGACGACGCCCACGCGGTGGACTCCGTCACCGAGCGGCGGATGACGATGTAGCCGGTCACGCCCCGGGCGCCGAGGGTGCTGTAGGCGGTGTCGCCGGAGGTCTGCTTCTTCAGCCGCAGCATGGTGCCGCTGAAGCTGTCCCGGCCGATGTCCACCGTGGAGTAGGTGGACGCCAGCGACCCGGTGGGCACGTCCGCGGTGGACGGCTCGAACCCGACCAGGCCGTCCGGGGTGATCAGGCTCTGGAGCAGGATGCCGGCGTTGAGTTCGGTGGTGGTGGGCGCGGTCAGGGACGCGATCGCCGGCACGTAGGCGACCCGGGTGTTGCCGTCAGCGAGACTGTCGGCCACGTCTTACTCCTCGGGCTCGGCGGCCTGGGCCGCGACGGAAGAGCCCGGCTCGTCGCCGGGCTCAGGCTCTACGATCTTGGGTGTTGGTACCGGCACGTGCTCGACCAGCGCCGGGTCGGGCTCGGCCGGCGGGTCGCACTCGGACCAGCCCAGCGCCCGCCACGCCTCCAGCGCGTCCTCCGGGAAGGCCTGCACGCCGCCGCTCTCGCCGTGACGCATCCACACCATCTCGACAGCCATCGACTACACCCTTTGCAGCTCGTAGGTGACGGAGGTGGTGAACGAGTGGGTGATGGTCACCAGGTTCGTGGACCGGTTGATGTTGTCCTGGGTGATCAGGATCGTCTTGGTGGTGCCGTTGGTGACCGCGACCGGGGTGACCGTGCCCGGGTTGCCGGCGGGGGTGACCCCGCCGTCGGAGACCGAGACGTTGTCGGGGGAGGCGCCGCCGTTGATGACCCGGTAGAGCAGCCCACCGGCGGGGACCAGGTCGCCAGAGATGGTGTCCGACGCGCTGACCGCGGCCGGCGCGGCGAGCAGGCCGGTGACGGGGACGGTGGACGGGGTGATAGCGGCCATGAGCGGCGCTCCTTACGGGGTAGTGATCATGCTGTAGGTGGCGACGAGGTCCATGACCGGTCGGCCGGTGGTCTCGTCCTTGACCGGCGACTGCACATCGTCCTGACGGATGGGGTTGCAGGACCGGCCGGCGATGGTGGGCCGCTGGTCGAGCAGCGCGGCCCGGACCCGCATCGCGACGGCTCTCGCGGCGGCGGCGCTCTCCCCGACGCAGTGGCACATCCACCGGGTGACGAAGGTCTGCGACGCCCCGTCGAGCGCGTTGGCGGCCCCGGCCTCCCCCGAAGGTCGGGCCACGGTGGTGTAGACCAGCACGTACGGGGGTGCGGGGGTCGGGTCAGGCACCTTACCGTCGTAGACGGTCAGGACCGCGTCAGCGTCCAGCAGCGCCAGACCGGCCTGGGCGTGCAGCTCGTCCAGGTCGTCGGCCACACCCGCCCCCTAGTCGCCGGTGAGCAGCTCTTCGCCGGCCTCGATAACAGCCCGGACGAACTTGGGGGTCTCCGCGTCCAGCGCGGCCTGACCGGCCGGGTGGGGTGGGTTGTTCACCGAGCCGAACTCGATCAGGTGCGCCAGCGGGGACTGCGAGTTGGCGCGGGACACCCCGATCTCGGCGCTCCACCGGGGTGAGGCGAAGTCGGTGTCGTACCCGATGCCGCGGGGCAGGTGCGGGATGTGGGTGGGGGTGGACTGGATCGCCTCCCAGCCGGCCCGCCACGCCACCTTGACATTGTTCGCGCCGCGCTTGACGACACCGCGGAAGCGGTCGTCGGCGCGTTCGGGGAGGGTCTCCAGGTCCCGTAGCCAGTCAGCCATCCCGACGACTCTGGTACCCATCTAGCTGATGATCTCCTCTAGTGGGATGCGGCGGGCGGTCTTGTGGCTGGCGTAGTGCAACCCGACCACCACGAACCGCTTGTCCACCAGCTCCGCGTCGTTGACGCAGGTGAGGATGGTGACCCGGTCGTCGGCCATGAGGTTCTCGCTGCCCACCACCGGAAGCTGAAGCTCCAGGGCGGAGATCCGGATCGCGGCCTGCCCGACCTCGGCCGGACCGGCCCACGGCGCGGCGGCCTGCTGCACCCGGCACGGCCCGGTGTAGACGACCGCGTACTGCCTGGTGACCACCCCGGTGAGGTTGTTGGTGTCCTCCGCCACCGCACGTTCGATCCGGCACGTGTCGATGAAGCCACCGGCGGCGAAGGCCCGGCCGCGAGCCAGGACCGAGGCGCGGGACACGCTGGCCTCCTAGCCGACCCGGACCAGCGCGGCCCGGGGCGCGTACTGGCGGCGCAGCGCCGCGACCAGGAACGGGGACGCCTCCATCTGAGCCGACATGGCCTGGTAGGCAACGTTATAGTCGTCGATGGACTCGGAGGTCACGCCGGACGGGTTGGTGAACTGCGCCTTCGCCAGAGACAGCGTCGCGGCCCGGGCCAGCTGTAGCTCCTGCGCCCCGGTGGCGTAGCCGTGGGTGTAGGTGGCCACCACGTCGGAAGGCTGCCCGACGTAGGTCTGCCACCCGTCGGTGCGCCAGAGCCGGTTGCCGCGCAACTTGTAATGGCTGGGGTCCAGCGCCCCGGAGGTCAGGACGGTGCCGTCCAGGGTGACCGAGGCGACGGAGATGACCGGGATCTGCGGCAGGTCCAGCCACGAGTCGGTGGTGCCGAGCAGGGCCACCACGTCACCAGCGACCTGGAGGATGCGCTGCCCGCCGCACACGCTCTGCACGACGGCGGTGGCGCACTCCAGCAGCAGGGTGGCGGTGGCGGACGGGATGTCCGCGACGTCGACCTGGAGCGCCGCCGCGAGGTCAGCGGCGGTGGCGAGAGTGTCGGCCACGTCAGTACCGCCCCGTCGGTCGTGGCGTCCGGCTAGGCGGCAGGCGGCAGGCCTGCCGATCGGCTTCGGTCAACGGGCCCGGCACCGTATATGAACCCTCGGCCACATCGATGCAGGAGGGCATCCCCGTGACCGGGTCAAACTGGACCCGGTCACGGTACTGGACGGGAACCGACAGGTACCAATCGGTTTGAATCGGGGTGGCGGGCAGCTAGACCACCTCCATCGACTCCTCGACGGTGACCTTCGGCGCTACCACCTGCGCTCCGATGGCCTCCAGGTGTTCCAGCACCACCGGCCAGTCCACCCCTGGTGCGCGACCCGCGAGCAGAGCCAGCAGCTCCTCGCGGGTCGCGTACCGTCGGCGGTTCATCAGGTCAGCACCACGTACGGCGCGAAGTTCTGGTGCGCCGGGGTGGCGATGGTGGCCGGGGCGGTGGTGGTCAGCGACGAGCCGGACGTCTGGGCCAGGTTGCGGTCACTGAGCGCGGCGATCGCGGCCATGCAGACACAGCCCAGCAGGCTCGGCACGGTGGTCGCCTTCACCATGATCGCGGCCCAGTAGATGCCGGTCTCGTCGATGACCTGAGCGGTGGCCAGGGCCTTGGTCATGGTGGTGTTCGCCGCCCACGCGGTGGTGGTCTGGTCGGCGGTCTGCGCCAGCAGGGCCGGGGTGGCGCTGTTGTCGTAGAGGGCGAACCACCAGTTGGTGGGGGTGCCGGCGGCGGTGGCGCCGGACCGGAACGTCAGGCTGGTCACCGTCTCGCCGGCCACCAGCTTCACCGGCACGCTGGTCATTACCTGGGTGGTCAGCGGGACGTGGGTGTCGCCGGCCGAGTCCATCAGCCCGAAGCGTGGCAGGTTGGCCCGGTGGAACAGGGTGGGGCTGGACGGGCGGGCCAGCTCCTCGTAGTGCAGCGCGTCACGCGGGTTGGCGATGTAAAGGCCGCCGACGGTCATTGTGATGTCTCCTCGTCAGGGTCGGCGAACCGCTCGGCGAGCTGGTCGCGGGTCAGGGTGTTGGCCTCGTCGGGGCTGACGCCCTGGGCGATGGCGTAAGCGCGCCACGCCTCGGCGGAGCCGTTACGGCGGGGCTTGGGCGTTTCGGTCTTGGCGGTCTCGTCGGCGGCCCGCATGTCCATGACCTGCTCTGGGCTCAGGCCCAGAGACTCACGGACCTCGCTCAGCGCCCACACCGGTGACGGCGCGATTTCACTCACGTGGTAGCCGGCGGTACGGAAGTAGGCCAGCTCCGCCGGGTGGGTGTCGGAGTCGACGATGGCGCGGCCCATAGCGAACCCGACCGAGCCGACGACCCCGGTGAAGTCCGCCACCGGGGTCCGCACATCAAACTTCATGGACTGTCCTCACTGTACGGTGATGCTGCGGTAGACCGCCGCTGACTTGAGGTTGCGCAGGCAGATCGCCAGCGGCCCCATCTCCACCTCGCCGGTCTTCACCGCGCCGGCCAGGCTGAAGTCGGGCATGAAGGTGCGCACCAGCGGCGAGCCGGCCACCGAGGCGCCGTGCAGCGCGTCCAGGCCGAAGGTGACCGCGTAGATGTCGGTGGCGTCGGACGTGATCGGGATGATCGGGCCGGAGCCGTCCTGCCGGTCACCGATGTTGACCAGTGCCCATTCCCCGTACATGTCCACCCGACGGCCGGCCGCGTCCTGGGTGGTGGTGGCCATGGCCGCCCACCGGGCCAGCCGCTTGAGCTGGTGGATGCTCTTGGTGTTGCCGAGGATGGCCTTCAGCCCGGCCGGCAGGGCACCGGGGGCGCCGATGTCACCGGAGCCGACCGTGGACGGGATCACCCGGGAGAGCAGCTCGTCGAGCTTGTCCAGCTCCTGCTGCGCGGCGATCTGGGTGGCCGGGGTGACCCAGTTGGTGGCGGTGGTCTGCTCGTTGGCGGTACCGGTGAGCAGCTTGGACAGCCCGTCGAAGCCGTTGGCGTCCACGGCGGTGTCGCCGAGGATGACCTCCTGCTGGAAGCGGGTGCGGGTGGACAGCAGGAGCTGGTTGAGCTGGAAGTTGACCTCGTTGGTCTGGGCCGGGCCGAGGTTGGCGAGGATCCGGTCCACGTTGAACGAGCCGCCCAGCGGCTTGAGCGTGACCGTGGTCGACGCGCGGGTGGCCTGACCGGGGGTGTACTCGGTGTTCACCGCGCGGAACGCGGACGAGCCGGCGCCGGTGAGCCGGACGTAGCCGTAGGTCAGCGTCGCCCCGCCGGTGCCGGGGTTGACGGTGTCGTCGAAGGTCATCGAGTCCAGCACGTAGCTGTACCGGCGGAAGTTGTCGATGACCATGTAGTCGATGTCGGTCTGGGTGTTGACCTGCGCCTGGGCGAGGGTTACGGGCATGGTGTTTCTCCGTGGGTCAGGGGGCTATCGCTTCGCGGCGTAGTGCGCGGTGATGGCCGCGGACAGGGACTGCGCCCGCTGGGCGGCGGGCGCCCGAGCCCCTTGGCTGGGGTCGGGGCGGGGTTGTCCCGGTGCCTGACCGGGGGAGCTGGCCGCCGCCTGGGCGGCCTTGTACTTGTCCGGGTTCGCCTCGACCGCGGCGGCGATGGCCTTAGCCAGTGCGGCGTCGAACTCGGGTGTGCCGGGGGTCTCGTCGACCAGGTCGTCGAGGCTGGTGATGAAGCTCATCGAGTCGAGCAGGGCGTGCGGGTCGGCGCCGTGGGTGGCCGCGCCGCGGTAGACGGCCAGCTCGACGCCGGCTTTCCACGCCTGCGCCTGCGCGGTCTCGACCCGCTCGGTGAGCACGGTGGGGTCCACGTCGTCGTCGTCGACCAGGCCCCAGGAGCGGCCCAGCTCGGCGTAGGCCTCCCGGCGGGCTTCCTCAGCCGCTTCAGCCGCGGCGCGGGCGGCGGCGCGGGACGTGGTGGCCGGGTCCTTGAGCTTGTCGTTCTCGGCCCGCAGCTTCTCGATCAGCGTCCAGGCCCGTTGCGGGTCGAACGGCTCGCCGTTCTTCTCCCATGGCGGTGCCGGTGCGGTTGGCTGCGCCGGCACCGGGGGCGCTGGGGGTGGGGTAACCGTGCGGGTGAACTGTGGGGTCGTGTCGTCGGCCGGCGCGCCTGGCGTCGGGTCGTTGGGCTGGGTCATTCGGGGTGCCCTCCTGGAGCACGAAGACCCGGCGCGCCTGGCGTCGGGTCCGGGGGGGTTCGTTTGGGTTGGGCTAGCTGGCCTTACGGCGGGCCGCCGCGCGTTTACGGCCGGCGGCGGACAGGGCGGCCATCTTGGC